GGGGGGGCTAAGGGCATGGGGGGAGAGTCCGCCACCCCATAAATTATTAGAACATTTGTTCTATGACGGAAATCACATGTTTATTACTTGACAGACTCAGAGAGTCATGGTATAATGCCAATTCTCAGGAAACTCTCAGGAAGTTCTCAGGAAACTCTCAGGGTCGGTGGTGTGATGTAGGTCACTTTGACCCACCCATGAATAAACTCGCGACGATACGCTATTATATTCTCACCCCAAAATTTTCTGTTATAAGCCCCCAATATCCTTCTGACCTGGGCTTTTGCCCAGTTATAGTATACCCCCTAAAAATATATTAGGGAAACCCGTTCGGTTTCCCGATTTGAACAGGTTTTCTATATATGTAATATATTTTATATATAGAGCGAAGTCGCTCCGTTTAAGACTTCGCGACTTCTTATAATATATAATATAATATATAATATATATGGGGAAGCTATGCCCGTTTTCTGACGGGCGTTATTAGTGTGATTTAACGGAAGGTACTGACTATGGGACGAAAGCCGGGTAAAGTCGATATCCCTATGGCTGAGGCTAAGGAGCGGGTGCTCCAACAGCTGAGCCAGGGTAGCACCATCACCCAAGCTATGGCCTCGGTCAACCGAAATGAAGTAACATTCCGCCAGTGGACGATGAAGGATACCGACTTCAAGGATAGGGCCGACAAGGCCCGCCTAGAAGGCAAGGGCGTTAAGGCTGACTTAAAAAACCTCAAGGATATCTCCTTTGAGGAGTTCAGCGAGCAGTTCCTAGATACCAAGCTCTTTGACCATCATAAGGATTGGGTAGACTTGATTGAGGGGCGTGAGCCCCGATGGTTACACCCCGCCATGGTTTATGAACCCGGCGCGGCTAACCGAGTCCTGATTAACGTACCACCCGAGCACGCTAAGTCCACCGTCATCACGATTAACTATGTGACCTACCGACTAGCCGTAGACCCGAATGTTAGAATCATCGTGGTCTCCAAGACTCAGGGTATGGCCCGTAAGTTCCTTAGCGCCATCAAGACAAGACTTTCCCACCCTAACTGGATTAAGCTCCAGACGGCCTTTGGCCCGAATGGTGGATACAAAGCAGATTCACAGACGTGGTCTGCTGATATGATATATTTGGGTAGCGGACGAGACTCAGGTGAGAAAGACCCTACGGTGCAAGCCCTAGGCTTTGGCTCACAGATTTACGGTGCTCGTGCCGATTTGATTATCCTAGACGATGTTGTGATGAACTCCAATGCCCACGAGTGGGAGAAGCAAATTGAGTGGCTTCAAAAAGAAGTCATCACACGCTTAGGCCGACACGGGAAACTACTTATCGTAGGGACCCGTGTTGCGCCCGTAGATTTATACAAGATGATTCGGGACGGTCAACAATGGACTGGCGGTAAATCTCCATTTACCTACTTTGCCCAGCCAGCCGTACTGGAGTTTGATGAGAAACCGCAAGGATGGAAAACGCTTTGGCCGTGGACGGACAGGCCTGAAGGCGATAAGGATGAGGCTAACGCCGAAGGACTCTACCCGAAGTGGGATGGCCCTTCGCTTTTTACTCGCCGCAGTGAAGTGGCACCTTCCGTATGGGCGATGGTCTACCAACAAGAAGATGTCGTCGAAGACGCTATATTCGCGCCAGCAGCAGTTGCAGGATGTGTTAACGGTATGCGAAAGCGAGGCCCGCTTAAACCGGGTACTCCAGGACACCCGAAACACCTAGAGTCTGCTTATACGGTTATTGGTCTAGACCCTGCGATGACGGGGAACACGGCAGCGGTGGTCTTGACTTATAACCGAAGTGATAGTATGATTTATGTGTTGGATGCTGCAAACATGACTGACCCAACACCAATGAAGATTAGAGCCCTGATTGAAGAATGGGTTCAGAAGTATAAGCCTCAGGAATTACGAATTGAAATCAACGCACACCAGAAAGCATACGCACTCGATGACGACTTGCGTAACTGGCTCTCGATGTATGGGTGCCAACTCAATTCTCACTTCACTGGTAAGAATAAGTGGGATACTTCTTTCGGTGTGGCTTCTATGGCAAGCCTTTTTGGCAGCCTTAGAGATGGACGATTCCAAGATAACAACTCGATAGAGCTTCCTTCTAACGAAGGTAGTGAAGGGCTTAAGGCTCTTGTACAGCAGTTGATTACTTGGAAACCTGAAACTAGAAACCCTAGCGACTGCGTGATGGCTCTCTGGTTTGCAATCATACGCGTCAGGGAACTGATGCAGCAACACTCACAGTCAGCACGATGGATGCAGAATCGCTGGGCGACAAGAGCTCAGACAGAGCGTAGATTCTCAATTAACTTAGATGAAGCCATTGCAGAACAATGGCAACAGACATACGGATAGGAGCCAACAATGGCAAAGATAAAGCGCCAGTCGGTTAGCCAGGTTGAAGATAAAGCTTATTGGGCTAGACATGCTGCACAAACAAATGACTATCAGCAGTCAACTGCTGATACAGTAATGGACCTCAATCGCGGAAAAGCTAGAGGACTAGATAGACTTCTTGGTAGAACGCCAACCGAAGGCGAAAGAGATGCAGCAAGAATGATGCAGAAAACTAAATCTGCTGAACTTGATAGAAGTGCTGCAAGAGCAAAAGGTGTAACTAATCGTGCTGCGGCAAAAGCAGTAAAGGAAGATAGACGACGCGGATTAACTGGTCGCTCCTCTGGTGGAATTACAGGTAAGGGTGGCAAGAGCGTCAACCCTACATACAACACATATTAAGATTTAGTTAGGAAAATATGGCAGACAATAAAAAAATCAAAAAGATTTTTGACGACATCGTTTCAGGTAAAAAACCTGGTTGGGGTGCAGCTAATCCAAATTTTCCAAATGATTCTTATGTAGAGCCAATATATTCTAGAAACTCTGGTAATGGACCAATTGACCCAGGATTTAGTAGACCAGATTTGATACCTAAAAAAGCAAAAGCTAAAATCAAAAAAACATTTTACCCAAGCAAGTAATCTTAACCAAAGGATAACATGGCACTTTCAATCGAACAGATTGCTGCACGCGTTGACTCGCTGCGCTTTCGTAACTCAGACAGGGACGCACGCAACCTTGATGTCCTTGCTGTCCGTAAAGGTCAGATTGCCAGCGTATATCCTGACTTCTTTCCAGATGGAGTAGATGCCAATGTCGTTGCAAATTTTATTGACATTGTTGCTCGAGACCTATCGGAAGTTATGGCACCTCTGCCAGCCGTTAACTGCTCAGCGGCAAACCAAACGAGTGACCGCGCTCGTGCTTTTGCTGACAAGCGTACTCGCATCGCTAGCAATTATTTTGCTCATTCTGACCTATCCGTTCAGATGTATTCGGGTGCGGACTGGTACATCACATACGGCTTCCTACCATTCGTAATTGAATTAGATGCTGAAGCTAAGCTTCCTCGTATTCGCCTAGAAAACCCAGTGGGTGCTTACCCAGAGTTCGACCGATATGGTCGTTGCATCGCGTTTGCGAAGCGTTACCAAATGACACTAGGCGAACTCGTGTCACAATTCCCTGAGTATGAGCGCACGCTCCTTGGTGGACTTGGTTATAAGCAAGACTTGAACTCTCTCATTGAGATGGTTCGTTACTACGATAAAGACCAGTCAGTAATTTACTTACCAGATAAGAACAATCTTGTATTGTCTGCTGTTAAGAATCCACTCGGTAAGATGATGATTGTTGTCGCACGTAAACCATCTATCGATGGCGAACTGCGTGGACAGTTTGATGATATCCTAGGTATTCAGTTGCTACGCAACCGTTTTGCACTCCTTGCTATGGAAGCTGCAGAGAAGTCGGTACAGTCTCCAATCGTACTTCCACAAGATGTACAGGAATTACAACTTGGTGGAGATGCTGTCATTCGTACAAGCAACCCAGCAGGTGTACGCCGCGTAGAACTAACACTACCACAAGGCGCATTTACAGAACAGACTTTGTTGAACCAGGAACTACGAGTTGGTGCTCGCTATCCTGAAGGCCGTACAGGCAATGTCAACGCATCGATTGTCACGGGTCAGGGCGTTCAGGCTCTCATGGGCGCATTCGATACCCAGGTCAAATCTGCACAAGCAATCTTTGCTAGCGCCCTCCGTGATGTAATACAGATTTGCTTTGAAGTTGATGAAAAGATTTTCCCAGACGAAAAGACAATTCGTGGTGTAGATGCAGGTGCTCCATATGAAATTACCTATAATCCTCGTAAGGATATCAAGGGTGATTACTCTGCAGATGTACGCTATGGAATGCTTGCAGGATTAAACCCTGCTCAAGGTCTTATCTTTATGCTCCAGGCTTTGGGTGGTAAACTTATCTCTAAAGATATGGCTATGCGTGAACTACCATTCAGCGTCAATGTCAGCCAAGAGGTTGAGAAGATTGAGATTGAAGAGATGCGTACTGCGCTCCTTGCCTCACTCCAAGCTTACACACAAGCTATTCCTCAGCTTGCCGCTAGCGGTGGAGACCCAAGTCAAATCGTATCTAAGATTGCACAAGTAATCAAGGCACGCCAAAAGGGACAGGCGATTGAAGATGCAATTGAAGAAATCTTCCCTGCCCCACAACAACAGGTTCCTCCTGCTGGCGCACCAATGGTTGAGCAACCGTCCCCTGCTCCCGCTGCTCCGGCAGGAGGCGCTATTCCTCAAGTTGAAGCAGGCGGACCACCAGATATCATGAGTCTTCTTTCAAGTCTAACAGCCGGCGGAGAAGCTAACGCAAGCGTAAGAACTATTCGTCGACGATAATCTAGGAGGGGACAATGACTACGATTATTGGCGTTGAGTATGATGACAAGTCTGTCATTGTAGCCGACAGCCGTATCACTGACGATAGTGGTAAAGTTTATTCACATCCTGTAATGCGAAAGATTGCACAACGGGGCGCCCTGCTTATTGCAGGGGCGGGAGAGGTGGCTCCCTGTGATATAGCCCAGAACATCTGGGTGCCACCAGTATTTTCAGCGAAGGACAAGAAAGATGCCTATCGGTATATGATTGTCAAGGCTATGCCTTCACTTCGCAAATGCTTAGTCGAGAATGGTTACAACTTCGACGAAGCGCACGACAAAGATAAAGATGGACTTAGATTCCAGTTTCTCATCGCAGTTGGTGGCGAGCTCTTTGATGTCGACCAAGACTTGGCGGTGATGAAGAGTGGAGAAGGATTCTATGCCATCGGAAGTGGCGGGGCCTACGCTCTTGGAGCTCTTTACGCAGGCGCTGATGCCATCCGTGCTATGGAAGTGGCTGCACGAGTTAGTGCATACACAGCCGCGCCATATCAAGTAGAAGAACAACACAAATGAGCAAGTTCTCAGAGGCTATTGAAAAAGCAATGAGGATACTTGCAGAAGAATTAGAAGACTCAGATAGTCAAATATGTACTGGATGGGTATTAGTAAGTGAGTGGAGCGATTACGAAGGTACACGCTATCTCATGACAGATGTCAGTGAAAACATGAATCCTTGGTTAGCCAAGGGTATGTTACTATCAGCAGAAGAATATTCGTATGTTCCAGAGGAGGATATCAATGGCGGAAAATAGAGGTGGGTTTCGCCCCACAGCGCCACAGAATAATCCAGCAAATGTTTCTGCTACGGGTGGCAATGGACAGAACCCAAAGAATGTAGAACTTAAATACCGTGGTATGGGCTATGGTACAACTGGACAGACAAATCAGTTAGCTCAGGCAGCTCCAGGTGTAGCTGGTACAGCAGGTGCAGCAAACCCTGCTCCTAGAAGTAGGACATTTTCTACTAGCATGGCTGGTGCTCCAGTAACTCCAATAACAGAAGCAACAAGACTTCCTGAAGAAGATATTCGTTCTGGCTCACGCCTTCCAGGCGGATTAGATTTTGCTGAATTAGGATTACCTCAAGGACCAACAGGAGACCCTGATTTGGATACAGTACGTATGTACTACCCAGTCATGCAATTTTGGGCAAGTCAACCAGATACTCCTCAAGCGACTAAAGACTATGTCAGATTCTTGGGGACAATCATATAATGTCAACCCAATGGGATAGACTAGGTAACGCTCAAAAGGCGGCATATCCTCAAAATATGCCAGGTGCAATCAACAACCGCATTCCATTCATGCTGGCTAAAGATGCTGCACAGAACATCCCCAAAAATCCTGGGGCATGGAACGATGCCATTGAATCAGCACGCCTAAAAGGTGTAGACATTCTAGGTGAAGCCATGAGAGTTGGCCCATTAACTGGTGCAGCTATAGGAAGCTTTGCAGGCCCTCCAGGAGCCTTGGCTGGCGCTGCACTTGGAACCATTCCCTTAGCATTTGCACAGCTTGATAAGGCTACAGAAGGCGATTTAAGCAAGCTTCTGATGGCAGGTGCAGGCAATGTCCGTAGCAACTACGCATTTGCCCGTGATTTGGGTGGTAAGAATGCAGCCCTTGGCTTACTTTCCGGTCTATTCACTGTAACAGGTGCTATTCTTGGTGGTGTTGGTGGTTTTGCAGTAGGCGGTCCACTCGGTGCAGCCGCTGGTGCTAGCCTTGGTGCAGCTACTGCTGGTAAATTACAGCGCGAGATAACACAAACCGACTTCGTCAAGCGCAATGCTAACGAACTTTACCGCTCATCTAAGTTCTCTGAGCAAGATGTCGGGCAAGAATCATACAATTTTGGTAGAGATGTCACCCGTTTTGCAGCGGATGTCACAGGTTTCAAGACTCTTGGTGACACAACTAAGGGTATTGGTGCCATCACATCAGGTATTCTTAACTTTGGACTAGAAGTTTCAGCTGGTCCTGACGTAGGTTTGTTCAAAGGTGTAGGCGCAGTAGCCCGTCCAGCCCTTATTGGCGCAGCTGTAACCCCTGAACGTACTGGTTTGTTTGCAAAAGTACTCAGCAAGAAAGAAGCAGAGCAAGCAGCTCAGCGATTATACGATGATGTTGACTTAATCAAGCGTACTGTTGCTGGAGAAGAGACAGCATATACACCAGTCTTTAAGTTTTACAGAGAAAACCAGGCTGCTGTTGTAGCACAGCGCCCAGAGTTCCGTAATGAGATGGGACAGATTGCAGCACACCTTGTAGCTGGCGCTGATGACGAGACTATTGGCTTAGTGCTACGCGTAGGTCGTGGGGATAAAGACGCAATCGATGAACTCGGCGCTAAGTCTGCTGCTAAACTTGGTGAGTATAACCGCTTGAGCGATTCAATAGCTATTGCTGAGTCAGGTGGCCAGACATATGTACGATACAAGGGACAGGTACTAACAGTATCTAACAATTTCAAAAATACCCTAGACTTCCTAAAGAAGGAAGTAGAATCTGTAAAGAAAGAAAGTGATTTTTGGTCTGTTGCAGATAATACCCTACAGGGCTCACTAACAGATAGAACTGTATCCCGCTTTGCTTGGGCAGAACGTGTACGCAATGACCTAACCAAGGAACGAGCAGCCCGTAAGTTTGAACTAAGTAAGGCTGGCATCAAGTCAACCTCTCGTAAGGCTGACGATTTGGTGCGTGAGACACGCTTCGGTGGAGTTATTCAAGGATTCTACCAGAGAAGCCCATTCTCTGTAGCTATTCGTTGGTTTGATAGGGCAACAGATGACGCCCCACGCGATACAATCAACTTCAATGATGCCCTTGTAGCATCTGATAGAATGCGTGCTAGCGTCCGAAATGCTGTTGCTAACGCAGGCATGGACCCTAAAGATGGCTTGAATTTGTACAATAGATTCATTACATCAACTAATGAAATAGATAAGTTTAATATAGTTCAAGAGTATGCTGTCAACCTAGGCAAGTCTTTGTCAGCAAAGTATAACGTACCTCAGGAACTAACTGACACCGTGCTTCAGGCTTGGGATGATGCCCACAGAGAAGTACTAGTTGAGGCAAAGAAGGCTGCTGCCGAAGGCCGTAGCTACATGATTGCCAAGAATGGCGATACCATTGATGACCCACAACTCATCAGCCAACTAGCTAACGGTGCTTATCTGCCTGATGCTAAGCTATGGGATAAAGCATTCAAGCGCTATAAAGAGAAATTGGGTGAAGAAGCTAGCCTTCCAACCAACGTAGCTCTTACGGGTAAGTTCTTGCTAGATGAGTTCAACTCATTATGGCGTGGATTCACCCTACTTCGTGCAGGATATCCAACCAACATTATCCGCGACTCTTCAGTCCGTATGCTTGGTGATGGTGCGTTGTTCCCTGTACTTAAGATTCTATCAGAAGATGCACTTCGTGCTATAACAAATACTTCTAATACTAAGTCTAAGTTCAAGACAGCCCTTGGCCCAGTAGACCCAAAGAAGAATCTTGAGAATATCAGAAACGATATCTTCCTACGCGATGAGACTATTCGTGTATTGCGTGAGAAGCTAGACGAATCAGGGTTCCAATACTCTGCGTCCAAGACTGGTATTGTGCCGATGAGCCCACAGTTGATGACTGCAGAACAGCAACGAGCTGTCAAGTATCTTAATGATATGATGGCTACTGCTGATGCTCTACGCAAGCAAGAGATTGCTATCGTCAACAATGCCCCAGCGGTCAAGCGAATCTCTAAAGATAAGATTACAGTGGCAGGCTATGACTTCCCATCAGCTTCTGGTGGACGCTTTGGCGAGATGAGCATGCAGCAATTACGCCAGCGTGAGGACCTCCGCCGTGCACTATCCAGTATCCGCGAGATTGAGGCTAGTAACCTACGCCGTAATCGTACTGGAAGCCAAGCGATTGAGCCACGTCGTGACGAACAACTACACTTAGTATCATGGCAGAATCTACTTAAAGATGAAATTGCTAACGATGAAGTAGCACGCATGATGATGAGCGGTGCTAACTTCTCTAAGGTCAACCAATGGCTACGCAATACCCCAGAGGGACAGCAGTATATGTCCCGTATGGGTCTTCGCCCTAGCGATGGAAAAGTGGTATGGACCCGTGTTGGTGATTTGCTTAAGCAGTTCGCCCCAAGTTCTGCCTTACATAAACTTATTTTAGATGATGCGGTAACTGTAGATGCGCTACGCAAACTATACCCAGATGTAGACGCACGCCCAGTCATCATCACTGACCTAGCTAGAGATATGCTCGGCACAAGCAACGCCTATATGAAGGGCAAAGAAATGTTGCGCCAGGGTGTAGAATGGCTATCAACAGCACCTACAAGCAAACTTATGTTTGCTCCTTACTTTGCTTTCAAGTATGAGCAGAAGCTACAGAACCTGGTATTTCTAGCAAATGCACAGAATCGTAAGCTTACTCTTAAGGATAGACAACAGTTTGAGCGCTTAGCTCGCCAGTATGCTATCAGTGAATACCGCAATAAGCTTAATGCTTTCCACAGGGATATGAACTATAGCGGAATGATTAACTATATCATCGCCTTCTTCCCTGCGGTAGTAGAGCAGTTCCGTGCATATGGTCGTATTACCCTAGAGCACCCTGACTTTTTACCTAAAGCAGTGGCTATTAAGCAGATTCCAGATAGAGTATTTAGTGCTACAGAAGACCCATTTGGACAGGAATCTATCGAGGTAGAATTACCTATCCTAGGCCTTACAGCCCGTGTACCATCTGATTGGTTCAACGTATTCAACCCAACAGGTTCATCTATCCTTGGTGCTGGCCCAGTTGCCGCAGCAGGATGGAACGAATACGTCAATCGAGTAGGCGGAGAAGATAAAGTAACCAAGAAAGTTACAGAGTGGGTACTGCCATTTGGCGTTCAAGCCAACTCAGCTAACGCTCTACTTCCTAATACTATCCGTCGTATAGGTCAGCTTGTTGTTGGAACAATTACAAGAGATGAAGCACAGTTCAATAGGGACACAAATATGTTCCTTAAGCAGGAACGAGTTGACTTTGTACAGCAATACCATCGTCAACCTACAGCTTTAGAACTAGAGGCTATGTCAGATGAAGCCCAGAAGAATGCGCTTCTTCTATCAACAGTACGTGTGTTGGCTGCCTTTACCTCTCCGGCACAGCCACGCTATGTGACAGCACTTCAGCCATACGCTGATGAGTTAGCTCGTATGCGTAAAGAAGACCCACTCAATGGCGAACAACGCTTTGTAGATGAGAACCCAGATTTGTTCTTACTTGCTGACAGCTTATCTGAGGCAACAAGCGGACTACGCTCTGATGACACTGCAGTAGCACTAGTTAAAAAGAACCCAGAAATGGTTAGCGACTTGGTCGCTATTCTAGGTGAGGATAACCTTACTGCTTTGGGAGCAATCTTCAATGACGATGACTATGCGTTTTCATCTAAGGCTCAAGCTTGGTTAGAGCGTAATGCTATACCTAATACAAGCAAGAAGTTCCGCGACACAGCAGCAGCATTTGATTCTGCTAGAAGCTCTGTAGTCTCTAAAGGATGGAACGACTGGAATAAGTTTATCACAGCCATTGAAGATGAAGTACGTAATGGTATCGGTGGAGACCAGCCATACAATCCTAACCGCGGCTATGGAAAGACTATTGTAGATTACTACAAGAAGGACTTCCTTGAGCAGATGAAGGCCAAGAACCCACTATGGTTCGAAGAGTATGATGCATACTCTGGTGGCGGAGCTGGCAGCCGTCAAGCTAAACTTGTTGATGCTCTATCCTATGCTATCAATGATGATAAGTTGTGGAAAGATTTATCTAAGAACCCACGCTGGTATGCAGTAGCACAGTATCTAAACTTCAGATACGATGTATACGGTAGCCTACAACAGATGGGTACAACAATTGATTCTATGAAAGCTGTTTATATCCGCAATGATGTTGCTGAGTATGTAGATGGCTTAAAACGCCAAGACCCAATGTTCGCTAAATTCTATGAAAGATATTTTGCAAATGACAAATTCGACCATGTTTACGGAGGCTAGAAGTGGCAGATAGAACGTATAAACAGTGGTATGATTATCATTTAGCTCTGCTTAAAAAAGACAAGAAGCTAAAGTATGCCAGCCCAGATGCCTTAAAAATGTTGGCTGGAGACCAGGCACAACGTAGTTTTGATGCACAAGAGAAGGCGAAGAAGTCTGGCGGTACGCTAGCTGGCACTGCTGCTAGTGGAATGGATATGCCAGCCCCACTGCCTACGCCAAATACTGGTAGAGTAGGGCCAAGTGGTGTTGTTCCTACACCAGCTATCACAAAAAGTCCCACTGTTCTCAAGCCAACTCCAGCACCAACAACTGGTGTAGGTAAGATACCGGCTAATGCTGCTGACCCAAACACGTATAATAATAAAATGCAGAGTCGCATTGCAGCTCTAGGTATTCCAGGGTACACAAACTCAAACCCTAGGCCAACACCAAATGCAATTGAGTTTCTTGCCACACTAACTGACGCACAGTATACCGAAGTCGCCAAAATTCTAAAAAGATTAAATTATGACGTTTATGACAAAGGCGCACTTAAGAGCGTATTAATTAATTACTTTGAAGAAATATTTCCAGTCAAGGACTACTCTGAACTAATTACTAAACTCAAAGGTCGTGCCATTGCTGGTACAGGAGAAGATGAGGAAAATCTACCTGACCGTAGAATAGGTCAGATTGATAGAGGGACACTTATTGACATAGCTCAGTCGGTTGCTAACAAAGGTATGTTTAAGTTAACCGAGGAAGAACTCAATGAGATTATTGCTCCCTGGGAAAAGAAGCTAGCAAAAGGAACTCTTACCACAACTAAGAAGGTTCGCAATCCTAAGACTGGTAAGATGGAGAATGTTACTACGACTACTGCAGCATTCCGTCAACAGGAAGAAGAAAAAGCTTTGGAGCAGAAGTTAAGAGAGACTCGTCCTCAGCAATTTGAATTGGCTACAGCCATAAACTTCGATACTGATTTTAAGAAGATACTTGCAGGAGGCGCATAGTAATGGTAGATACAACCACGCTTGAAGGTATTGCTGCTGCTTCGGCAAATGTAGACACAAATGCTTTAGACAATGACGCCGCCCTTGGCGAACTCATAGGCATTATTCTTGCTCTTAAAGATGGTCCATTCTGGGATGATAATTTAAGACTGGCCTATGACGCTTATGTTGCTGAAAACAAAGCACAGTTTATTGCTTATGTCAAGAAGAGTAAGTTCTATCAAAACTTTAACAAGACTGCCCGGGACCGTGCCATCACCAAGAAAGAACAATTTGGTGTATGGGAACAAGACTTAAACAAATATAAGTTAGAGCAGAAAAAGCGCCTTGTTGCCGCTGGTATTCAATGGACTCCTAAAATTGAAAAGCAAGTAGAAAGTGCTTACGACTTAGGTCTTGATAACAATACTCTTGATACTATCATAATCAAAGGAAAAGACTTTGGGAAGATTGGCGGAGCTACTCTTGGTGACATCGATGCCCTGAAGCAATTTGCTGAACAGTACGGTGTATTAGAAATGTATAATGACTCTTATTGGAATGACAAGAAAGAAAAACTATTCCTTGGAGAAACTACTGCCGAAGATATTCAAGCCGACATTAAGAACATGGCAACACAAACATACCCTGGGTTTGCCAAGGGATTTGCTTCTGGTCAGTCTTTAGCAGCACAGACGGGGTATATTCTTGGTACCATATCTAAGGTTACTGGTCTACCAGTTAGTGACTTAAGTTATAACGACCCGATGGTAGCAGCTTGGCTGCAGTGGAAAGACCCAAAGACTAATGAGTTTTCTCAACCACCTCAGTACCTTGTCGAGCAAGGAACTAAAGAAAAGTATTTTGATTTATACGCTAAAACTCCATCAGGTACAGCATACCTTGATGGACTTACCCTTAAAGTTCTACAAGATATGGGGCTAATGTAATGACAGTAGAAGAAGCAAGAGCAGCCTTAGCTGAAGCACAGGCAGCCTATGATGCTGCAAAGGGAACTGGCGTAAGCAAAGTTGTTGCTGCAAGCAAAGCTCTTAGTGCTGCTAAGCGTGCCCTAGCTACTGCTGAAAAAGCAGAGGCTGCAGGAGTTAATGTCGGTGGCCTTACTCGTACTGAACAGCTTTCTACTATTCGTCAGGCTGAATATACTGCAGCACAAGAAGAAGCAGGTAGAGCAGAAAAACCTACTGTGCCGCCAGAAGATGCAGAATATACTTATGACTATGTGTGGCGACCCGAAGCTGGTGGTCGTGGTGGATACTGGAGCCTAGTAAGATATCCTAAAGCTCCTGCTCCAACTAAGGTAGTTACACCGGTTGTTGTATCAGAGCCAGACAGCACTGATACCACAGGTTACAAAACAGTTAATGGAATACTTTACTTTAATGGACAACCATTTAGTGGCTCTTATAATGGGCAGACATATGAAAATGGTAAAGTAAAAGTAACATCATCTCCTGATGCCTCAGGTGATACAACTGGATATAAGTTTGTTGATGGCATGTTATACTACAATGGTAGCCCATTCAGTGGCTCTTATAATGGTAAGACTTATGAAGGTGGAATCATCAAGGCAACTACAGTTGCCAATACCGCTGCTGCCGGAGTAATGACTGCTGGTCAGCAGGATATATACTCTATCGTAGTGGATAGGCTGAACCGTTACAACCTAGGTTCCCTTGCTCCGCTTATCAAGAAGCTAGCAATCGAAGGTGCGACAGAAGCAACTATTATGCTTCGCCTACAAGAAGAGCCCCTATACCAGGAGCGCTTCAAGGCTAATCAGAGCCGTATTACAAAGGGACTAAAGGCTCTCACCCCATCAGAGTATCTTACACTTGAAGATGACTATCGTCAAGTACTGCGTGCATATGGACTGACACAGTTTGATAATGACTCATATGTCTCACAGTTTCTAGCGAATGATATCTCAGTGTCCGAGCTTTCTAACCGAGTAGTCGCTGCTGTACAGCGAGTCCGTAATGCTGACCCAGCTATATCGTCAATGCTTAAGAACTACTACGGTATTAGCAACAATGACTTAGTTGCTTATGTGCTTGACCCTAACCAACAGTTCCAGAAAATTGAGCGTCAGATTGCTGCCTCTGAAATTGGTGTTGCTGCTGGTCGTCAAGGCTTCAATATCGGAGTACCCGTTGCTGAGCAACTCGCAGCACAAGGTATTACTCAAGCAGAAGCACAGCGTGGTTACGCAACGATTGCTGATATCCTGCCTACAGCAGAGAAGCTATCAGATATCTATGGAACAACGCTTGAAAGTTATGGACTTGCCGAAGGCGAACAAGAAATATTTAATCAGCTTGCATCAGCACAACGCAAGCGTCAACGACTAACGCAACGAGAAATTGCGGAGTTCTCTGGACAGTCTGGACTAGCCCGTGGTGGTTTAGCGCAGACACAGCAAAGAGGACAATTCTAGAATCCTGAGCAGACCGGTCGGCCCTGCCAGTGTAACAGACCGATATGTAGGAGCCACACCATTTCCCCGAATGGATGTGAGGCCTGCGACTAACAACGAATAGAAGGGTGGAACGTTGCTATGAGCAACAACTACTGGGATGATGAAGACGACGACCTAGATACTCAAGAGCAGTACACAGGCGATGGAAGCGACTTACTAAAGAAGCTTCGTAAAGCCAAGCGTGCTGACGAAAAGAGAATCAAGGAACTTACTGAGCAACTTGAGTCACTATCCAAGGTGCAGCGTGAGCGAGTAGTCAAGGAAGTCCTAGCAAAGAAAGGTGTCAACGAAAAAGCTGCACGCCTTGTATTGAAGGATTTGGATGATGTTAACGAGGAGTCAGTATCTCACTGGCTCGATGATAACGCAGACTTGTTCGGAATCAAGGTACAGCAAGAAGAGGCACCAATTAGTCAGCAAGACTTAGCTCGGCTACGCCAGCAAGATGTGCTGACACAGGGTGCTGTGACACCTGATAGAGGATTGGATTTAGACCAGCGTCTGAATCAAGCAGCTTCTGCTGAAGAACTGTTGTCAATCCTTCAGTCACAACAATAATCCGTTCATAGTCATAGGAGACTAAAAACTAATGTCAAACCAATATACCTCAACCGCGAGCACGTCTCTCGGTGGAACAGTTGGTGGCGCAGGTCTCGTACAGAAGGCATATGACCGCCTTCTCGAGTTCGCTCTCCGTTCCGAACCACTAATCCGTTCGGTCGCAGATAAGCGTCCTGCCCGTCAAGCAATTCCTGGACAAACCGTCGTACTCCAGAAGTATGTCGACCTAGACCAGGTTACTTCAACTCTTACAGAGACAACTGACCCAGATGCAGTTTCTCTATCAACACCGACAACTGTCACCATTACTCTCAATGAGTACGGTAATGCAGTTCTCGTAACCCGTGCACTCGAGTTGTTCTCACTCGCAGATGTCGACCCAGCGATTGCAAACATCATTGCTTACAACCTCGCTGACTCAATCGACTCTGTCGCAATGACAACCCTCCGCTCTGGTTCAAACAACATCTTCTCAGGTTCTGCAACCACAGTAGCAACTGTTGCTGCAGCTGATACAATTGACTCAGCTGACATCCGCAAGGCTGTTGCTCGTCTCCGCACCAACAAGGCTAAGGCTCGCCGTGGTTCCTTGTACTGGACAGGTATTCACCCAGAAGTTTCACACGACCTTCGTGCAGAAACCGGAAACATGGGCTGGAACTTCGTACATGCACAAACCGCTCCTGCTGCAGACAAGATTTGGGCAGGAGAAATCGGAGACTACGAAGGTGCATTCTTCGTCGAATCCCCACGTCTTTACAATGCTAAGTCAGGTGCAGACCAGACAGCATTGCCTACAACCACTGTAACCGTTGCTGGTACTTCAGCAGGCTTCACCTTCGGTGTTGCTTCTTCTGCTGCTATCGCAACTCGTGCAGAAGTTGGAGATAAGATTGCTGGAACTGGTATCGCTTCAGGTGCAAAGATTACTGCAATCAGCACCTCTGGCTCAACCACAACCTTCACTGTAGATACAGCTAACACCGCTGCAGTTACTGCAACAACAACTGTTACTGTTACTCCAGTTACCCGTGTATTCAATACAATCGTCTGTGGTGCTCAAGCAATGGCTGAAGCTGTTGCTGAAGAACCACACATCGTTATCGGTAACGTAACTGATAAGTTGATGCGCTTCCGCCCAATGGGCTGGTACGGCGTACTCGGCTTCGCAGTCTACCGTGACGAAGCGTTGTATCGCATCACCTCTGGTTCCTCAATCGCTGCTCTCTAGTTGATTGACTCTGGGGGATAGGGCAACCTATCCCTTCGGGGTGAGTTCATTAGAAAGGGACTTTATGGCAGAATGGCTTTTTAAAACCCCAACCGTAGAGGAAGGGCCAGCTGGTGAACACCGCTTGTTCTACTTCTATAAGCTTGACAGAGGTATTACAATAGTAAAGAATCCAACTGGTACTTACGCACAGATTCGTTACCCAGTTGACGATAGCTTACTATCCTACCCCGAAGTATATCGTGGTGGATATGAGTACACAGTAGATGATGCTACTCGTGAAGCTCTCATCAATGGTAATGTTGGAGTTACAACGGAGAACTTTACACAGCTATGAAACATTGGGAATATCATCCTGAGCCTGTGGACGGCTGCTTTGGGTGTAAAGGCCTAAGCATACAGATGAATGCAGGAGACGCTGACAGTCGTAAGTTTATGACTAACAAGCGACACAATAGAGAATTGGATGCCTACAAAGAGGCTAGAGCCCAAGGCATTCAACCAGCAGGAACAACAATGGATAAAATCCAACAAGCAGTACAAGCTAGTGAAACATTAGGCCGAGCATATGATGCAGGCAAGATGCCACCAGCTAAAGCAATCAATAAAAAATCAGCAGCGGTAATGAAAGAACTAGGAGTATAACATGCCAATGGTAAACGGAAAGAAGTTCCCTTACACAGCAAAAGGCAAGAAGGCAGCTAAGGCTTATGCTATGGGCGAAAAGATGGAGTCCAAGGCTGAGAAGAAAATGGAAGCCAAAAAAGGTATGAAGAAGATGGCTGCCAAGAAGTCAATGAAGAAAATGGGAAAGAAGAAGTAACATGGCCAACAGTCCAGCAGGGCGCTTTGCTAAGTATGTAGCAAATGTCGCTAAAGAGTATGCAACATGGGATGCCAGCAGAACAGATGAGAATACTGGTCAGTTCTATGGCGCTCTATTCCAGGGCCGTCGTTATGATAAGAACGGCAACCTGATTCAGAAGGGCAAGAAGAAGTGAAGAAGGCAGCAGCTAAGAAGAAAGTGGCTAAAGTAATGCGTGAGTTCAAGAAAGGCGAACTCAACATTGGCAAGTCATCCAAGAAAGTAAAGTCTAAGAAGCAGGCAGTTGCTATCGCCCTATCTCAAGCAGGTATGGCTAAAAAGAAAAAGAAGTAATGTCATCGGGTAAGTATAAGCCGCATCGCAAGTTCAATCCTATTCAGATTAAGGATGGCTATGTAGTGCGGCTTAGAAAAGATGGCAGAGTCAAAGCAGTACTAGGAAAGTATGGTGAGTATGGAAAGCAAAAAGCGTGACCCACGCTTAGCTCGTGCAGGTGTCTCTGGTTTTAACAAACCAAAGCGCACCCCCAACCACCCGAAGAAGTCACATGTAGTTGTGGCTAAAGTAGGGGACAAAGTAAAGACTATCCGTTTCGGTGAGCAAGGTGCAGAAACTGCTGGCAAGCCAAAGGCTGGAGAGTCTGACAGAATGAAGAAGAAGCGTGCATCATTCAAAGCACGCCATAGCAAGAACATTGCCAAAGGCAAGATGTCTGCTGCTTATTGGGCTGACAAGGTGAAGTGGTAATGTCATACACCAAACCTGAACTCAGAGAGCGTATCAAGAACCGCGTACTTGCTGGCACAAAAGGTGGCAAAGCGGGACAATGGTCTGCTCGTAAGGCTCAGATTGTAGCACAAGAATACAAGAAGGCTGGCGGTGGTTACACCGGTGCCAAGACTAGCAAACAAAAGTCTTTGTCTAAATGGACTAAAGAAGAGTGGGGAACCAAGTCTGGTAAGCCAAGCACTCAAGGTTCTAAAGCTACAGGTGAAAGATATCTACCAAAGAAAGCAAGAGAAAAACTCTCTGCTGCTGAATACGCTAAGACATCAGCTAAGAAGCGTGAAGATTTACGCAAAGGTAAGCAGTTCTCTAAGCAACCTAAATCAATAGCAAAGAAAACTTCGAGGTATAGATAATGGCAACAGGCACAGCAGGTAGTTCATTTACTAGCGAGCTTAATCGCTTAGCTAATGGTGGCACATACCCATCGCTACTCAACTATGTAGCACCTACTAAGGCTGCTAATGTATATGCAGGGACTACTGGACTAGCCTTGATTGCTGCCCTCAATAAGAAAGCCGATGCTAACCGTCAACCTGATGACTACAAAGCCCTTGGCGGAATCTGCAATGAACTTGCAGGAACAACAGACTTATCCCCGACTGACGCTTTAAGGAGCATTAACCTGTGACAACACTTGGCTCAATGATTGATGAGGTTCTAATCAACCTCTCAGGCTACACATACCAGCAGGACAGAAGCACATACCTGACGGCTGCAGTCACCACATTAACTTCTCCTAGTTCCTCGCCAACGATTCTGAGCCTTGGCTCAACTGACTCAGTAGGTAAGGGCATTATTGAAGTTGACGAGGAATTAATGTGGATTACATCCTTTGACCGTGTAGGTAACACGGCAACTATCGCGCCATATGGACGCGGATACCTAGGTACAACTGCTGCTACCCACGCTGTTGATGCTAAGGTTACTATCTCTCCAATCTTCCCACGCTATGTAGTAAAGCGTGCTATCAACGACACTGTCCGTGCTATGGGCACGCAGCTTATGGTGATTGGACAAACAACATTTACATTTAATCCATCGGTTACAACATACGAGGTAACAGACTCAGGCGGTAGTCTGATTGAAAACATCCTCAGTATGTCTTGGCAGGATATTGGGCCAAGCCAAGAGTGGATTCCGGTTCGCCGTTGGACATGGGACGCAAAGGCAGAATCTGCAACATGGGGCAACAATGCCCAGACAGTTACCATAGGTGACTATATCACAGCAGGTCGCACTGTTAAAGTGAACTACTTAAAGCAACCATCTGCAATGTCTAACACATCAGATGACTTCACAACTACCACAGGATACTCCGAGACTGCTCGTGATGTGGTAATCCTTGGTGCAGCTTACCGACTACTTACATACCTTGACCCAGCTCGTGCTAGCCAGATTAGCCCACAAGCTGATGAGATTGATGCTAAGCGCTCCTTTGGCTCTGCCAACTCCGCTGCTCGTCAAATCTACGCACTTTATCAACAAAGACTCAAAGAAGAAATATCAGCCTTCCAGGGTCAATTCCCAACCCGAGTTCACTACAGCCGATAGGAACATAAATGACAACACGCCAATACTCGTCCCGTAGCCAGCAGAGTACACTGACTGGAACAATCACATCGGGTGCAACCTCGATGACAGTTGTTTCAGGAACGACTCTACTAGGTGGTGTGACAATCCCTTCTGGTCGTACCTTTACATTGGTAATCGACCCTGATACCGCCCTTGAGGAAATTGTAGATGCTACGGCGGTTGCTACTAACACCTTTACAATCACTCGCGCAATTGATGGTTCATCAGCGCAGGAACACTCGGCAGGTGCTGTTGTCCGTCACATGGCAATTGGCCGTGACTTCCGTGACGCTAACCTACACGCTGAAGCTTCCGCCTATTATAATGATGGCTCTGGTACCGGGCATACAATGCACGGTATTGGTTCTGGAGAAGGCGATGTTGTCGGTACAGCAAAGACGCAGACCCTAACCAATAAGACTCTTACCAGCCCAACAATCTCTGACCCAACAATTACAGGAACCGCTTCTGCTGGAGCAGTCCTAGTATTTGAAGGTACTACGGCTGATGCCTATGAGACTACCCTGACTGTAGTTGACCCAACACAGGACAACACAGTAACAATCCCCAATACCACAGGTACGGTAGTCCTAGATACAGCAACCCAAACCCTGACCAATAAGACCTTGACAAGTCCTGTATTATCAGGTACGCCAGTAATTACAGGTTTGTCTAGCGCAGGTATGGTTGCATCCTCTGCTACCCCTAAAGATTATGTAGATAGCATCCTTGGCTCAGCAACGGCTGCAGCAACCTCAGCAGCATCGGCTGCTACAAGTGCTGCCTCTGCCGCTACAAGTGCCTCTAGCGCGGCTACAAGCGCTTCTAACGCCCTAACTAGCGCCAACAGTGCATCTA